GCTCAATGCGCCTAGCTCCAAGGTTGAGCTAAGGTATGATAACTTCATCATTTGCACGGTTCTAGCACAAGCCCAGCGTCCGTGCTGCTGAGCTTGAGGGTGTTGGGGGAGTCCTACCTTCTTCGGCGGCGCCGCCCCCTCTTTCGAGGGGCGGGCTTTGGCCGGTTGGGCTTGGCCTTCTTCTTGGGCTTCTTCTTCGCTCTGCGGTTCCTTTGAAGTGCCGCGGCGATGGAGTGAACGCCCTTTCCCGCTGCGCCAATGGGGCCTGGAAGGGCCGATGCCAGCTCCGATGTGATCTCAGCTCCCTCCAGGATAATATCCCAGAAGTCTGGATTGTCCTTCACCGGAACGGCTATGGGCAGCTCCCTTTCAAGGGTGCGGTAGAAGTCGAGAGCTGCCTCGTCCTGCATGGGAGCGGAGTGGGCAACCTCATAAAGTAGGCTGTTAAATGTCGGCTGGAACTCAAATGTCTTCCACACTTTGAAGACAAATGATTGCGCGGTGACGCCACTGGGCACATCAACCCGGAATATGATTGAATCATAATTCGCGTCGTGCGCTACAAAGGGGCCATTCCAGTAGTACTTTGACGTAGGAGAAGGGCCCGTGGCGAGTTCGATGGTGCTGTTGTGCTGGGAAGCCATGCATTCGCCATCCCTCACGGTAGACCAAGTAAACTCGGCCTCGCGGTTCATGGAGACTGCATAAGCACCATCTTTAACAGCAGCAACGTAGGCGTCGCTGCTGGTGGTCGCGTCAAACAGACATTGGGCCCCTTCCATAACCAAATCATCCGTGTATTGATCATCGCTCGTTTGCACGGGCTTGATTGTTTCACGGGAGATAAGCTTGGTTTTGAGAGGGGCCTTGTAGCAAGTAATAGATCCATACTGGTTGAATGCATTGGTAGTGCATGCCATCTCAGCTGCCATAGAGGTCAGCCGGAAATCCGTCACCACAGCGGAATTTGACCCTGGATAGTCCAGGGGGGTGGTATTTTCAATGAAGGGATACAACTGGTCAGCTGTGGGATGGAGAGTTGGCGTAAGAACACCACCTTGGCCCAGGGATGGGTTAACGTCAGCGGCTCGCCAGTACGTGACTCCACTAGTGGGAGTTACCACGAACCAGGTAGAGCCTGCTTGGCACTCTACCGATGTAACGCTAAATTCACGTTTCGTGACAGACTTTCCTGAAAACTGATCTGGCACACCTCTGTTTTCCAGAGACTGGAAGTCAGGTGCGGCAGTGGCGGCTTTAAGGAAGTCCGTTCCTTCGGGAGTGATTGTCTTCATTACTTGCAATTTTATTGCCACGTCTGGAGCAACTCAAACGCCTCGGGCGAAATTGAGAGATCCAAGTCACCCCTCAGCGCCGCTACATGGGCGGATATGTCAGGGTGGTCTTTGACGTGATCCAAATAAGCCTCCAGGCGCTCGACTGTTATGGGGTTACAGCACAAGGCGTACAGGCTTTTGGTGGGATCAACGGGCTTGGTTGTTCCGTTGGTGTGGAAGGTCTGTGAACAGAAATCAAAATCGCCGGAGACCAAGGAGTACTCTCGGAGTTTGTGGCCAAGTTTGAGGTACTTTTCTTTGGCTCCAGGGACCGGTTGTTCGATGGAGTCATCGCCCATGGCGATGCACCAGCCGGCACCTACGAGCAGCGCGGCCATCACACGGATGCGTGAATTGCTGCTGCTCGTGCAGTACGTGCCAGATTTCATGACTCCTTCAAAACTTTGGGTGTACAAGTCGCCACTGGCTGTGGCGTAGACGGGCCTGTTCAAACAGGTGGCTCTCGCTCGCATCAGGGTCGCTGCTACAGTTCCCTGCGTGCGCGTCAACCTGACTCGAGCCTCGGCCTCCATGTTCTGCTCCCATCCTTGGACACTCCAATCCCATCCCTGCACGTCCGCTTGTGCGAATGGTGCTCCTAACGTGCGTCGCTCGAGATCCTTTCGGAGAGCGTTGCATGCGTCTTCTGTGAATCCTATCCCAGGTTTGGAGGACAGGTACTTCCAGAGTCCGATTTCTACGTTATTCTGGGTGGAATGGAGAAGGCGGTCAATGAGTTGGTCCACTAGCGACACACTTGATATGAGTCGCCAGGTCTTTGATTTGATTTTTCGTTGGGGGTGTGGTTCCCCTTTGATGAACAAGTACACGGGATCGCAGATGCCTTCCTTAACAAGCTCCACTGGTGTCATTTCAGAGAGATTGCCCTGAAGGGCTTCAATACGCCTGAAAACAAGAGAAATAAGGGTGTTTCTCTCGCTTTCTCGCACTTGCTTGATAGTGCCGAAAGAGGTTTTGAATGGCAAACCTGGTGATGCCGTCTCATTGACGTCATTATCCAAGATATGATTTAACTCCTCCTTCAGTAGGGGCCAGTTCACCTTGTCGCCGGATAGGGCGGGTGATGAGGCAGTGTGCGGGTAGATTTTCTCGATATGGTCGAGGACTCTCTCCTGCTCCTGCTGATTTGGCGGGGGGGCTTCGATGTGCCTGCTCGCTTGGGCTGTAAGTGAGTCGTACACATCCTTCGCCCGCTGAGGGGGAAGAAGCCAATTGCTCATGCCCTGCGCTTCAAGGATGGACCCTTGGGGGCCTTTCTTCGGCTTGGGCTGGAAATTGGCTTTCCTGCACTTTCCAACGTAAAAGACACCTTCTTTGGGGATACTCTCGTCGAAGAAGCTGTAGTTGCAGAGGTCTGCGTACCAGCTTTCATCGTTTTCTTCCCAGGTGAAGAGGTCTTCCTTCTTCTGTTCTTTCCTTTCCTGCGTGAGGCCACTTGCACATTGGCCACCACGCCAGTCATCCGGGCAGTGCGCGTGGCACTCACTGCCGTCCGAAAATTCCGCGGATCCAGTGATTCATTCTTGTCACTACACGACAACTCGTCGGTGTATGGTGATTCAAGGGTGTTCAGGGCAGATTCTTCATCTGAGATCAGATCGTCTGCTGGGGGATTGGGGGTCATTTCCACTTCTGGAACCGGGGTGGGTTCCAGTTTAGCCATTGACATTTTCAGTGCTGCGTCCTCCATGCTTTTGAGGAGGTCAGCCGCCTCAGCGGCTTCCTGAGCTCGTTTTAGAGCCATCTCTCTCACACGTGTTCGTAGCTTGTTAATCTCAATCTCCGCATTGCGGCGATGGAGTCGACTTTCCTCTTTAGCTTTGTGGAGGGCCACCAGGTCATCCATGCGCTCTTGCTTAAGGGCTTGGATAGCCTTGGCTTTCTCTTCCATCTGTTGTGCTAGCTTCTGGGTCCTCTGGCGCTGCAATCTAGCAGCTTCGGCTGCTTTCTTGTTCATGCGCTTGAGTTCCTGGCGCTGCATGAGGAGGTCTTGCTCCAATTTTCGGTTTTTGATTCGGTCCGCTATCGGTTTCTTCGCCTCGAAGAAGTCATCAGGGTGGTCTCCAGAGTTTATGACGTCACCATAGATCTCTTCCATGGTGCACGCATGTTGTACAGCGTTTTGGTCATATTCCCTGGTGTCTTCCCACGCGCGTTGGTCCTCGATTTCCCTCTCCCGCTGCCTATCCTCAAGTGTTCGATTGAACTCCTCGATCTCGGCAAGGGTGGGGTCGTCACGTCGGTCCCAAAGCTCGGCTTCCTCTTCTGCTCTAGTATAATGGCGCTCGGCGTACTCGCCAGCGTCATTCTGGAGATAATCAAAGAAGCTAGAGTCGCGATAGATAATAGCGTTCACAATGTGGTACTTATCTTCGCTGTCTAGTCCAGCTTTAACTCGATAGTGCTCTCTGAAATCCTCATATGAACTGAACCGGCTCTCGTCGATTCTTTTCAACATTTCAGCTCGCTTATACTCCTCTGTGGAGGCGTAAGCCTCGTCACGGCGAGGGGGGGGCAGAAATGGCCCAATAAAAGCTCCGGAATTTGAAAGGTTGTTTTCGGCTCGGGTATGAACCAATGCAACTCTTCCAGTCCCGGCCATAACAACGGGGAACCCGGAACTCCCATCGCGCGTTGAAGCGCTATGGGCTATCCGGCCACTGCCAATGACTTGGCGTAGTGTTCCGCGGGCTCTGGTAATTGACCCGTAACGGTCCACGCTATAAGCGTAGACCTGGTCGTTTTGGTAGGCTTTGTATGTGGGTTTAAGGGTTTTCATTTGCAGCCCACTAAAGAAAGAGTCAGGTAGCTTGATTCCTACGGTATCAGCTCGGTTCAAGGTGCCCATCAATCCTATATAAGACTGTGGGGGGATAAGCGTGTCGTACCCGTTGTTGCGGGCATATACTGGCTTTCCTGCTTTATGAAACTTGAGCATGAGGTGTACCGCTGTCACCAGTTGAGTGTGGCCGGTGTGCTCATCAACCGCTATACGGGAGGCACCGCCTACTACACCATCTAGGTAAATTGCTCCTCTCTCTGCGTTGTGCAAAACACAGAGACCTGGCTCATTATTAATGGGGCGGGGTGTCGAACCTGGTATCAACGCCTCGTTACGCAACCCAGGGGTTGGCTGGGTCACGATCTCGGGGGGTGTGTTGAGGGCTTCACAGAAGCTGAGCGCTCGCTCATACTTCCGCATTTTCCTCATCAGGTCCGTCACTGACTGGTCGATGAACACCGTTCCGATCGGGCTTTTGACGTACATAGTTTGGTCCTCCATGTGGAAGGTGCCAAACACCTCGTCTATTGCTTTCGCCTCGAAAGGGCGCTCATCTTCGGCGCGTTTCTTGCGCCTTTCGCGCCAGAGGTAAAACCTCCGGGCGACTCCAATGATCACATTGTACAGCACGTATGCGAGCATTGTGTAGACAACGTGATGAAACACTGATCCATTAAGGGGCGAGGGCCGATGCAGGTTGTGCTTGGTCGCATCCCAACATCTAGTGGACGCCTCCAGGAGTGTTTCGTTCAAAGGGTAGCTGCACCACATCTCGGTGGAAATGGCGCGCGTAGTCCTCGTAGCGGAGCGGTCGCTCTGCTTCGGAGTCGTTGTGGTGTGTGGGTAGCGGAGATTTACGTTCTATAATGTTCTGGGTCCCTGGCTCGCTGGGGAACAGATGCCCTCTTACGAAGGCTAGAAATACTCTACTAGCTCGACACAAACAGCACAACAAAC